GTCCTCTACATCACTCTCGAAATGGCAGAGGAAAAGATTGCGGAGAGGATCGATGCTAATTTACTTAATGTCAATATTCAGGATATAACAGATCTTCCTAAAACTATGTTCGATAGTAAGGTAAATGATCTTGCTAAAAAGACTCAAGGCACTCTTATTATTAAAGAGTATCCTACTGCCTCTGCACATTCAGGACATTTCAAAGGACTTCTTCAAGAGTTGGCATTGAAAAAATCATTCAAACCTGATATGATATTCATAGACTATCTTAATATCTGTGCATCATCAAGATACAAAGCAGGAAGTAACGTCAATTCATACTCCTACATCAAAGCAATCGCAGAAGAACTACGGGGTCTCGCAGTTGAGGCGAACCTTCCGATTGTA